CACTGCGGCTACACCCGCGAGAAGCGATCCATGGTGGAATCGGTGCCCGGAGAAATGGAGGAGCTGAAAGCAGCGGCCTCTCGGGAAGGCAAGCAAGACTGGTGGTCAATGTGCCAGTACATGGTCAAGTACCACGGCTGGAGCGCAGGCAGAGCGGCCCACACCTACAAAGACAAGTTTGGAGTCTGGCCCAAGGCTTTGGCGGAAACGCCGAAAACCCCGAGCGTAGAGTTCAACAGGGCAGTGAAGGCTGCGCTCATCCGTTACTTGAAGGGAAAAAGGTAATGCACCTGCTTGACTTTTGCCGCCTGCACGGCGTGATCGTAGACCGCGAGCCGCCCATCGGCACATGGAAGCGATACCCCACGCAGGACAAGCCCACCCACCGCAACGGGGCCGTGAAGTACATGGGCACGCACGCCTTCATCCAAAATCATGCGACCATGACAGAGATTGAAGTTTGGCACGCCGAAGGCGACTCTGCGATGGACCCGAACAAGGCGCGCAAATTGGTGGAGGCTGCTCACCGCGACATCCGCGACAAACAGGAGAAGGCGGCTCAAAAGGCTGGCTTCATCCTCCACCAGTGCCAGATCGGCTACCACCCCTACCTCAAGAGCAAGGGTTTCGAGGAGGAGCAGGGCAACGTCTGGAAGCACGAGAATGAGCTGCTGCTGGTCATCCCCATGCGGGTTGGCCATCGGCTGGTCGGCTGCCAGATCATCAATGAAGAGGGTGGCAAGAAGTTTCTCTTCGGCCAGCGCACGAGCGAGGCGGCGTTCACCTTCGACAATCACGGGCCTCATATCCTGTGCGAGGGGTACGCCACGGCACTCTCGGTCAAGGCCGCCATGAAAGCATTGAAGCGGCGCTACACCCTGCACGTTTGCTTTTCGGCGGGCAACATGAAGAAGGTGGCGGCCACTTTGCCGGGTGGGTTTGTTATTGCAGACCACGACCTCTCGCGCACCGGTCAGAACACTGCGGAGGCCATCGGCTGGCCGTACTTTATGAGCGAAGCGGTCGGCGACTTTAATGACCTGCACCAATCAATTGGCCTGTTCAAATGCTCACAGGCACTCGACAAGATATTTCGCAAGGAGAAGGCATGACAATGAAGAAAACCGTAGCTGTACTCGCTGAGCTATTCAAAGGCCCATCTACCCGGCTCGATCTGGCCCAGAAGACAGACTCAAACCCCAAGGCTGTTGGGCGCATGCTCAACGAGATGAAGGCCCACAAAATGATTTACGTCATCGGCTACACGGTCGAGAGTGACGGGCGAAACAGGCTTAAGCTGTATTCACTGGGGGATGGGGAGGATGCGCCACCTGTGCGCGTGAGAACGCAAGAGGAGAGAAGCCGCAAAAGCTACTTCAAAAAGAAGGAGGGCAACTACACCCCAAAAACCACGTTTGCTGGTGGCGTGGCGCCGTGGCGGTGATCACTGGTAGTTGTCGCAGTGTGTCAGGGGTTGGACGGCTAGTCGTTCGGGGTGGGCTTGGGCTGCCAGCTCCAACTTCTGCATGATTTCAAACCCAATGTCCAACACATTGGGGCCGTGGCCCACCCATTCCGCAAGGGCAGACACACGGCCATCCGGTCCCTCAATCAAATGGATGCTGAACAGTGATGGGTTCGTGGATGTTGATGACACGAGTTTCCTTTAGGTCTCGATCATCATAGTCCAAAGCCATGTCGGTAACTTTCCTGAGTGCGTCTATGCGGCTATCTGCCTCGAGGTCAAGCTGAAAGCGCACGGTGCGCTCGATGGTCAGGCGGTAGGTTGGCATGGTTACTCCAGATACAGGAACACAGCCAAGAAGATGGCCAACAGTAAAAAGATCACGCGCTCGGCTTTGTCGCTGATCAGCTCGACGTTTTTGTGTTTCATGCTTGCTTCCTTTCAATAAGTATTTCCGCAGCCACTCTGCAAGACGCAATGGTCTGCTCGGCGGTGTCTTTTTCAAGAGCATGAATCAGCCTTGTGGCGTCCATCATGGCTTGGTGTGTGGTTGCTCTCGCGCCTGCGATGTGCGCAAGCGTAAGGGGGTGGTTTAAATTTGGCAGCATCTCCGAAAGCTCCTATGGGTTGAAAAATTTGGCAGCATCTCCGCAAGCCAAAAGGTCGTGGTCGCGCATCAGTTCATGCCTCGACGCGGGTGCGGCAGCATCTCCGACAGGTAGGCGTCCACGTCCTGCCGGATTTCTGCCAGCGTGCCCCATCGAGCACGCCCGGGAAAGTCCACCCTCCAATCTTGGAAGGTGCGGCCTCGTATTAGGGTAAACCCTTTGTAAGTCATGCCTTGCGGGCCTCTTGCCTGCCTCGCTCGATTAGGTGGCGGGCCTCGGTCTGGTCGTGCGGCTTTTCGGCCTCGAGCATGATGCGGATTGTCTGGCTGGCTGCTGCCACTTGGGCGGGCGTGCTGGCGCGTTCGTATCGGTGACCGGCGGTTATGTATGCAGCTTCGGTGTGCGTCATTGTTGGGGTTCCTTGTATGGTGTCCAGTTGGAATATGCGCGGGCCTCGTGGCCGTGCTGGCGGCATCGGTCGCAAAATGTCGAGCTGTACCCGTTGGGTTTGGTGGCTTGCCATTGGGCGGGTTTTCCGCATTCGTGGCCGTACGTGCCCGGCTCGGCGTTGGTGCATCGTTTCATGCTTTGACCTTTTCGGGGTGCATTATTAGGCCCTTCAAATAGGGGATGCTGCGGCCTGTCATGTTCGACAATTCGCGGAGGGTCAGATTTAAATGGCTGTCGTAATACTCGACAATCTCGGCGGGCGTGCTGTTGTAGTTTGGCTGCTGGTCTTCCATGTTTTTGGCTCCTGTGGTCGGGCGACAATACCCGCTCATGCCCCCTGTCACGGGGCAGGCGCTGGCGCTGTCAAGCTGTGGCGATTGGGATAACCCGGCGGGCGGTGCGGTCGGCCTGCTTGGCCTTGGTCCCATGGGCTCGAAACCCTATGATCTGGCGGCGGTCGGCGCGTTGGCATAAGGCGCAAAGCGCACAGGTCATGTATTCGGTTGTCTGTGCGGGGCAAACCAGCACCGGGCGGCCTTCGGGTGTCCGGGTGTGCTTCGGTGTGTCCATGGGGACAATAACGGCGACTGGCAGGCCATGGGCGGCGAGTCGGTCGGCGTGCCCCACATCGTCGGCGCTCAGATTCACGGTAAAGCCCCAAGCGGTCGCGGCCTTGGCCCACTTGATCGCGTCCGGGCTGTGCTTGTGTGTGTAGGTAAACCCGGCGCGGCCTCTGTTGGCCTTGACGATTTGCCCGAGTGCATAGGCGTCGATTGTTTCCCCGTCTCCGGGTAGGTCCCCGGCCACATTGTGGCGCCAGAGTTGGCCCTTTGGCAGGCGGCTAATGGCCTTAACCAGTCCGTCTAAATCGGTGCCCCTGCTGGGTACTTTGTCCCATGTTAGGCGCGTGTAAAAATCCTCGGCATAACATGCGCTGCGGTACTGTGGGCAGGATGGCGGGCAACTTTCGCGGCTGGTGTATGTCTGCGGGATTGGTCCGGTCTTGCTGTTTTTGCTTGCTTGAATAAAGTGGTATTTCATGGTGGTTTACTCCTGTGTCTCGAATGAATAAGCTAATTCGTCGGCTGCTTTTTGGCGGGTCCATTGGTCCGCGGTCGGGTCTTTCAAAACCCGAAGGGCAAAGGCTATTGCCTCGTCTAGCGGCATCGGCACCGGGTCGCTGTCGCTGTCTGGGTGTGGCGTGGCGGGGTTCATAGTGAAGTGCTGGCGGGTCATGGTGTGGCCTTGTATGGGGTGTAGTTTCTGATTGGGCTGTCGTTGTTGGTGTGGTGTTCTTTGATCTCGTAGGGCTGGCCTTTGATTGCTTCCATGTAGGTAAAAAAATCGCAGTCTTCCTCCAAAAAGGCGGTTTCGCCTTTGCGGTATGAGAAGCGGCTAATTTTGTCGGCCATGCCCAGTGCGGCGAGTTCGGCCATTGGGATGGCTGCCCAGCCGTGGCCGGGGTCGGTGTAAAAAGTGATTTTTTTCATGGTGTCGGTTTCTTAGTGTGTTTGACGTGCTTTTACGGTCATGCGGGTGGATGCTTCGCCCGTCTTGGTGTATGCGCGTATCAGTTGGGGGCTCGGCTTGAGTTTGGCGGCTATGGTTTTCCAGTCGGTGAGGGTCTTGCCGGCGCATTGGGCGAAATTCACCCGGTAGGCTTGGCCTTCTATGTCTGCGAGTCCGGCGTCTTCCAATTTGGTGCGGATTTTGTCGGCTTTGCGTTTCATGTCGGCTATGGTTGCGTGAAGCTGGCCCAGCTCGTCAACCTTGGCGGCGAGTGCTTGGGCGGCGGTGACTGCTGCGGGCTGTGCTGGCTCTCCGCTGTCGTGGTGGCGAAACCCTGCGGGCATGAGGGCGGCGGCTGCGAGTGTTTGAAGGTCTTGGGGTTTCATGGTGTGGGCTCCTGTGGGTTTAAAGTGTGGCGCGGTTGGCGAGTGCTTCGGAAATCTGGCCGCTGCGCTCTAGGCTGTCGAGAAAATCAACGAAAGCGCATCGGGTGTCGGTGCAGTAGTCGCGGCGGCTTTTATCCTCGCGTGTCCAGTCGCGCTCGGGGTAGCGCTTGCGGTCGGCGGTCGGGTGTGCTTGCCAAAATGCGGCGCGGATTTGCTTTTGTGTGGTCATGGTTTAGGCTCCTTGGGTTGGTGTCCATTTGCATCCGAAAACGGTTGGGTAGTAGTTGCCCGCGTCGGTGTAAATCTTTCCGCTGCTGCTGGCCTTGTGTGGGGCTTGGCCCCCGGTCACCCGGTACTGGTCGCCCCGAAAATCTTCAAGGATTTCCCCGATGTTCACGGGCTGGCCGTTGTGGGTGAGGGTGCAGGCTTGGCCTGCGTGGTCTGTGCTTGTGATCATGGTTTGGGCTCCAGTTGGTGCCCGGTGGTTAGCCGGGCGGGTTGGTTTAGTTGTTGCGGAATCCGTCTGTGCTTTCGGCCTCGAGTTCGGCCATTGTTTTTATGCGCTGTTTGGTTTTCTCTGGTTGAACAGTCCCCAGATATATCGCGCCCTCGACTGCTGGCGCATACATGCGGATTTCGTAATCGGCATCGTGTGGGAGCGGTACGTACCAAAGGTTAAAAGGCATCTTGTCGGCCTGTAGCAGTTTGAGCAGTTCCCCTAGGTCGCGGGTTTCGGTGGTCGTGGCCCATGTTGCGGCGGTTGACCCGTAAATGTGAAAAGTTTTTTTCATGGTGCTTTCTCCTTCGGTGGTTTATGCCCGCCTTGGAGGCGGGCGGGTGGTTTAGGCGGTTTGGATTTTGTCGGCTTGCTCGATCAGCCAAGCGGTGTCGGTCACGGGGAAATCTGAGCAGTCGATTTCGCCCGCGATGTGGTGCGGTGGGTTTATGTCGCTGTGCAGTTCGCACACGTCAAACTGTTTGCCGTACATCAGGACAATCTGAGCGTGAGCGATAACGGCATTGGCTGCGGTGGCTCGAGCGTGTTCAACGCGCCCGGTGCGCTTGTTGGTGATGTTGTATTCGTACTGTTTCATGCTGTGTGCTCCGGTGGTTTAGTTGTCGATGCGCACGAGTTGGCGCTTGTAATGGTTGGCTCGAATAACTTCGGTCAGGTGGTCGCGCACGAGGTACGGCTCGATGTTCCAGTCTTTGCAGAGTTTGTCGATTACCGCTTCGTAATCTCCACCGTCTTGCCAAACCTTAAAGGCCTTTTCGCTGATGGTGTCGCGTGCTGCGATGAGTGCTTCGAATGACATGGTGAGTTCTCCTATGTGGCAGGTCGGGTGTCGTCCTGTCTGTTGAGTATTGTCGTGATTTATCAAGGGTCGATCCAATGATTTATTTTTATCGGTGAAAAAATATTCTGAAAACCAAGGTTTGCAGCGGTGTTGTTTGAGCATAGGGAAAAGCTATTTCGCGGGCCTTCAGGGTGTGCGCTTGGCGTGCTGGTGGGGTGTGGTGATTGAGTGTCGCTATTGGCTGTGCTGAGGGTGTCGCGGGGCTTGTTCAAAGCGAAGCGTTGCAGTTCATCCGCTGTTCCCCTACCATTTACCCCATGAGTAAAACACCATCACCCAGTAAGCTAACTAAGGCCCAGATAAGGGAAAGCCTAGACTCTGTCCCTGTCTCCCATATCCTTGGAAGGGGTGCAGCCCGCGAGTTGACAGCGAAGCAAAAGGCCTTCGCGCTCGAGGTCGCCAAAGGGTCAACCGGTGCGGCTGCTTACCGCAAAGCCTACAACAGCAAGGCGCTACCTAAGACCCAAGGCAATCAGGCGCATAAGCTAAAAGCCCGGCCCGACATACACGCGGAAATTGAGGCTTACCAACTGGCATTGGAGGGTGCGAAACATCGAAACCCTGCTGCTTTGCGTGAGTTGGTCATTCAATCACTGGTCAAAGTCATCATTGACCCCGAGGCAAAACCCGGTCAAATCACTGCCGCGGCTAAGGTGCTCGGGACGGTTACCGAAGTGGCTGCATTCACTGAGAGAAAAGAAGTTCGGACCATCACGAGCAGCGAGGATGCACGCGCCGCGATCATGGCGCAACTCAAGCAACTGAGCAACTCGAGCGCTGAGGATGCGCACATCATCGATGAGCAGGCCGATGCCCTGATGCGAGAATTGGCCGGAGACGCGACCCACCCGCCCCCGACCCCCCTTGCTGATGACGCGGAGTCCCTGACCTCTATGCATACTATTCCACCCGAACAACCCCCCTCCTCTACCAATTCGGCAGCCTCTCCGACAGACGCCTCCACACAGGAGACCCCCCCTTCATCGTCGGAAAGCTGACCCCCGGGGGGTATTTTGCTTAAAAAATAAGCAGCCAAAACGGAAAAATAAATAGATACTTGTTGCGTAACTTAAAATAAAAATGATGACAAAAACAACGAAGCAACCAAAGCGTGGAGGTTGCTTGAAAAAAGTTATCCACAGGGACATGAAGATTCGGCGTAGCGATCCTACGAGGGATGAGTGTATGGAGGCGGGTATGAGTCCGGCGCAGAAGGAAGTTTTTCTTGTGATAGATGAGTGGTGGAAGAAGTATGGGTTCTCGCCGACATTGAGGGATATTGCGTATGTACGTGGGAAGATGGGAATGGGGTCTACGAAAAACATTGTGGACCGGCTTGTAAAATTGGGTGTGGTGAAGAAGATGGATGGAGTGGGTAGGACGATTAGACCGGCATGGGTGAACTACAAGAACTTAAAGGAGCTTGAGTGAGCGAAAAGAATCTCGACTTGGAGAAGTTGGTTGCGCAGTTGCCAATACATGAGCAGGAAAAGCTCATGGAGCAAGTGGCTGAGTACAAAGCTGCGCTAGAGCGGGAAAAGTGCCAAGCGTCCTTCATGGCTTTTGTTAGAAAGATGTGGCCGGGGTTTATTCATGGCCGGCACCATGCTG